TTACTGAATATCACGCTCCTTCTCACAGTAATCCTTATCTTCCAGCGGATGAACTTGCTCGTCTGAAACAGGATAACCACCCTCTAGTCTATGCTCAGGAATATTTAGCCGAGTTTGTAGACTGGTCTGGTGAAGCATTTTTCTCCTTGATGAATTTGTTAAAGGATGGTGAGCCTGAACCTTTCCCGGAAAGATGTCTGTATGTCTTTGCGACGATGGACACGGCAATCAAGACGGGTAAAGAGAATGATGGTACTGGTGTCATTTATTGGGCTTATGAAAAGTTGGGTCCAGAACATTGGCTCAAGATTATTGATTATGACTACCTTCAGATTGAAGGTTCGTTACTTGAGATATGGCTCCCAGTTGTTTATCGAAATCTGGAGGAGTTCGCGGGGCTCTGTCATGCAAGGATGGGTTCTCGCGGTGTCTTTGTCGAAGATAAAGGTTCCGGATCCATCCTCATCCAACAAGCTAAGCGAAAAAATTTTCCTGTTGGAGAATTACCGTCCAAGCTCACCCAATTGGGAAAATCGGAACGAGCCATTAACGTATCCGGGTATGTCTTTCAAGGTCGGGTCAAGTTTCTCAAGCGTGCGTATGAACGAGTAGTTTCATTCAAACAAGTGCACAAGAATCATATGCTCGGTCAGGTTATGGGATTCCGTGTAGGAGACACTGAAGACAGACCAGATGATCTTCTGGATTGTTTCACGTATGGGATCGCGATAGGTCTCGGTAACTACGAGGGTTACTAAGTGGCGGCATCTCCTCATACGGTTACATCGGCGAGTGTGGGAACCGCGCTTGTGACCGGTGCTGGCACGATTACCGCATTCACTATGAATCAACCAGGAGCCACGGCGATTGATATGTATACGCCGCTTACGCTCCTGGATCTAGCAGCGGCTCCGGTGGCTGGTGTTCCTCCGAAGGTTATTTGGTCAGGTTGTCTCGCTGCACTAGAATACATGTTCGAGCCGAAGCCGAACATACCTTTAACTCCTTCTTTAACAGCGACCGCATGGCCACGGTCTGTCACTCCATTGCAGATGGCTTTTGCCACTGGTCTTTATGTGGCGAGCTGTCCTGCTAATGTGACCTTTACTGTGACGGCATGACCATTGTCGCAGGCTCCGTTTTAGCAACTACCCCAGGTAACGCACTTCAGGAGCTTTTAGTTGCACCGGATATTGTACCGGGTGACACTGTTTCATATGAAGTTTGTAAGCAGCTTTATCTTTATCACCCGCTTGGTGCTCGTATTGTCGAAGGACCAGTTTCCTTAGCAATTAGCCAGAAGCGAGAAATAAAGGTTCCAGATGGACCGTCTGAAATTTGTGTTGATGCGTTTAATGCTGAATGGAAAAGCCTTGGTGGTGATTTCTTAGTTCATAATTTGGCTACTGTTAGTCGTATCTATGGGGTTGCTTCGCTGGCTATCTTAATAGATGGAGAGAAAAGTGGTTCTCCTCTCGATTATTGGGAACTACCAGAACTCAATATTAGCTTTAATGTTCTTGATCCATTGAACACTTCGGGAAGTTTGGTACTGAATCAAAACCCCAATGCAATGGATTTTATGAAATATCGACAGATTGCGGTGAGTGGAGTCGCATATCATCCCTCTCGATCTGTTACAATCACTAACGAAAAGCCGATTTATCTCGGTTACACGAATTCAGCTTTCGGTTTTGTTGGTCGCAGCGCTTATCAACGAGCCTTTTATCCTCTTAAGTCGTACATCAAAAGCATTATTGCTGATGATTTGGTTGAAACTAAGGTCGGTGTGCTTGTCGCTAAGATCCACCAAGCAGGAAATTTTGTCGATAATGTGATGTCATGGGCGACTTCCTTTAAACGTTCGGTTGTTAAGGAAGCCGAAACTGGTAATGTCATCAACATTACGCCTGAAGAAGCTATCGAATCACTTAATATGCAGAATTTGGAAGGACCACATGTCCTTGCCAGACGTAATATTCTTGAAAATATCGCGAACGCCGTGGATATGCCGGTCAAATTGCTTACGCAAGAGTCATTTGCCGAGGGATTTGGCGAGGGTTCGGAAGACGCGAAGGCAGTAGCCCGATATATTGATCGTCTTCGCGAGACAATGGACCCCGTTTACATGTTTTTGGACCGAATTGTCATGCATCGGGCATGGTCTGAAGACTTTTTTACGATGATGCAGCGAAAATATCCTCAATTATACGGTGAAATGTCGTATAAAGAGGCTTTTTATCAGTGGGCAAACAGTTATCGTGCCATTTGGCCGTCATTCTTGCGTGAACCTGATTCAGAACAGGTTAAAGTTGACGATACCAAGATGAAAGCCGCGATTTCTATTTACCAAATCTTGGAATATAGCTTTGATCCACTGAATAAAGCCAAATTAATACGATGGATTACCGATGCTATCACGAATAATAAGCTTCTTTACTCCAGCCCGTTAGAACTTGATTTTGATGCATTGATTAAACAGCTTGAAGAGAATGCAAAATTGGAAAAAGAGCAAAAAGAAGCTGATTTGGACCCAGCGCAGGAAGCGCGGCCCGATATTCCAAAAGTTAAGATGGCGCGCGCGGACGGCGCCGCTGTTATTCAGCTTCTCGAGCATCTTCGTGCCTTTCCGAAGTAAGGTGACTCAAGCTCTCCGCTATTTAAAGCAGAATCCTACGGTGTCCGAACGTGGAATCATGCACATAGGCGGAAAATTACGCGGGGCGGAAGAACAACCCGGTCAATCGCAGCAATATCTCAAAGCTGCTCATCGGTATCTTCGTGAGAAAGCCCACTATAAACCCGGTAGCCCTCTTCTTAGGAATATAGGACGCCTCAGTCGTGCTATCGGAAAATGATAATGTTCTTCAACAGATTATCGCAGAATGCGATCATCTATCTAAGCGAATGGATGCATTTGCGAGTAAACGACAAAGCCATCGCAAGGCTAAAGAAATGAAGCCTCGAACTAAAGATGGAATGCAACCCAGTAACCGTCATCCAAAAGAAGTGAAAACACTTTGATTCTGGCTGCTGGAATTTTATTTAGATCACCACAAGGGCGTGTTCTATTCTGTCGACGGACGGATGGAGAAGGTTGGGCTTTTCCAGCAGGATCCAAAAAGGAGCATGAGACTTTAGAGCAATGTGCAGTACGAGAAACACTCGAAGAAACCGGTTATAGAGCAGGACATGCGGGGAAGTTTCTATGTCGACGTGTTAGTGGTGATGTTGATTTTCATACTTATCATTATGAATGCGATTCTGAATTTACCCCACTTCTTAATCATGAGCATGATGCTTTCGTGTGGGTTGATCCTAATTATGCGGTCTCGAGTTTAAATTTACATCCCGGTTGTCTTATTGCATTGCGTAAATTGAAAGGAATGACAGAATTAGAACTGGCTGAAGCAATTCGTGATTATGAGCTAACATCCCCTCAGTTTATTGAAAATGTTTGCCTTATCGATATGCGAATTAGTGGGACCGGTTTTTCTTATCGTCCTAAATTAAGTGAATGGGTATTTCGTCGTGATACGATTTATCTCACTGCTGAATTTTTACAGCGTTGCAATGGTATCCCGATTATCTTAGATCATCCTGAAACACAGATACTTAATTCTGAAGAGTTTGCACGACGAATCGTAGGTACGATGGCTTTGCCATATATCAAGGGTGATGAAGTTTGGGGTATCGCTCGTATTTATGATAAGACAGTTATTGACATGATGCTTAGTGACCAGTTATCTACATCACCGAGTGTGGTGTTTAGAGATCCTGGTGTAAACTATAATATCGAATTAGAAAATGGTGAAACTCTCCTGGTTGAAGGTAACCCAAGTTTCGTAGACCATCTTGCTATTTGTGAGAAAGGTGTATGGGATAAGGGCGGTGACGCAAGTGGGATCAGAGTTGATTCGGAAGCTGTTGGGGCGCAACAAGAGCACACCGTAACCGCGAAGATGGATATCAGTGAATATCCGGAACCTAATCTACCGGTTACTGGTGATGATGAAGAGCCCGCTGATGATATGCAAGCAATACCTCCAGGTATTCTTGAATTAGCGGATGGAATTAGTAAATTATCAGATCGCTTCGATAAATTTCTTGCTCGACGCGATTTGATGGTCAGATGAACATGTGGCTAAGGAGACAACTATGCCAGTAGCGACAGGAGTCAGCGCGGACAAGCTGCTGGCTGATGCTCTTTCGACTTTGAAGACCCTTTCGACTCGTATGGACGCGTTGGAAACTGGTGAAGGCAGCAAAAACCCGATTAAGGGTGATGCCGCCAAGTCCGACGATGACGACGATCGTAAGGACGATGCCGCCAAGTCCGACGATGATGATGACGATGATGCCAAGGATGATGCCTTGGTTAAAACCAAGATCATCGCCGATGACGACGATGACGACAAAAAAGACGATGCTCTTCACATGAAGAAGGACTCCAAGAAGGGCTCCAAAAAAGATTCCAAGAAAGCCGAAGACGACAAGCGGGACGATGACGGCGAGTTGGAAATCAAACACAAGAAGGGCGATGCAGCTAAAGCTGACGCCAAAAAGGATGCCAAGAAAGATTCTAAGCATCACAAAGACGATGACGACGATGATGATGCTCGAGATGACGGTGAGGAATGCGAGAAGGACGACGCGGCGAAAGCTGACTCTTTCGCTCCTCTGCAGAAACAACTCGCTGAACAATCAGCTATGATTCGGCGACTTCAGGCTATGTTGACGCCTCGGTCGGATGAAGAACATCATGCTTTCGCGGAAACGCAAGCCAAGGCTGACGCGGTATTCAATGGGTTTGGTGAGCGAGCACCACGTCCTCTGGACGGTGAATCTTTGCTCACTTACCGCAAGCGTCTAGCGAACAAACTCAAGACGCACTCACCGGCATGGAAAGCTATCAAGTTTTCCCAGTTGCCTGGTGAAGCTTTCGATATTGCCGAGAAGCAGGTTTATGCCGATGCTCTCGCGGCGGCAGCACATCCGGTTGATCTTGAGCCGGGCGAGCTTCGCGAGGTCATTCGGCATAACCCCTCAACCGGTGGGAAGACTATCGACTTCTTTGGCAAGGAGTCGTTTGTCAAACGAATGGGTCGTCCGGGACGCAGGGTAGTCTCGTTCCGTACCAGCGCGTCTGTCTAATTTAGCAGACGCATAAGGA